CGCAAACATGATGGCACAGATAAGTATTATCTGACCTTCAACCATAGTTCGGGGAAGGCGGGCGATCGTCACTATATGCAAATAAAGTTGACGAAAGACGCTGTTTCCCCTTACACTGGACTGACATCTCAGCAAACTGCTGGGGTGTCATTGTCTGTTTCGGTTCCGCCTTTTGGCTTCACTTCCGCCGATATGGTGGCTCTTGTGAAGGCATTGACGGATACTTTGGCTGACACGGACGTGACTTCAGCGAAGTTTCTCAACTTCCAATCTTGAGAGTAGACGTTCTCTCTTATTGATCGGGCTTGAGATCCTTCACATTCGGGGTGCTATGGCGCTCCGTAAGGAGAACCAATGCAATCCCTCTATGATGAAGTCCTAAAATCGTTACTTCTTTCGATTTTGAGACTTCTACTGAGGTCATTGATCAGAGCAGCGTTGATATTAGATAATCAGATCAAAACTAAGCCTGGGTCGACTCTTCCAGGGGTTTATCACCCTGATGAAGACCTTCCCGGTACACTTAGTCTGATTACTGACATCGGCGTTTTAGGCGATAAACACAATAAGTGATTATCGCTGCTCTGAGGATCATATGAGCGCGACTCGGAATGCTTAACCTCAAGGAGGTAGCATGAAAAGTCCGCCCATTTTGGGACTCCTAATCAGTCTTTTGACAGACGTCAAAAGACTGGAACCTGATGTGAAAGGACTCGACCGTGATATTCTCACGATCAAGGCACGCTTCAAACACGAGGGAAACGGCTTTTTATCCGTCGCCCTTGCCGCTCTATGCGATTCCGTTGACTACGGGCTCGCGTATGGCGGATTTGCCTGCCCAAGCCACTTTTCACGTTGTGGCGAAGGAGCTCTCCCGAAATTGTTTTCGGGTTTGCTGTGCAAAGTGTTTGATGAAAAATCCGGAAATCTTAAAGAGTGTCCCCCTATCGGGGTTATTAAGTGCCTACGTGAGGCCCTTAAGCTCTTTAAGAAGCTCCGACTCGGTGATGCTAGGGACAAAACCCTACACATCAAAGCAGTTGGAGCTTTCTGGGATGCAGAACGCCGAATATCAGAATCGAAGTTCGATTCTATACGCGTCGATCTGCTCTCACGTGTCGGAGGATTTGTCTTATCTTCACTTGGTTCTTACGAACCAGATAAGATACGTCCCCGACATGGTCCGGGTGCCGTTTATGAGGGAGTTGCTAGCAACCAGAAGTGGCTGCTCGCCTGTCAGGGCATTCTTGATGAATCCCTTGACATCTGTACCTTCGGCTTTGATTCGTTCCTCGCGTCTGATAGAGGCGAAGAAGTCTCAAAGGTTCAGATCGGTATTGATGGTTTTTCCATCAATACTTTGTCTGGACTTTCTGAAGTTACAGGCTCTCCTGATAAACCGTCTTGTAGCGGCTTAGCGAGACTCGTTTCGGTACCGAAG